CTCAAGCTGAGATTGACGCTGCGGCGGATAAGCGTTTAGCGGATCGTGAGTTCAGTCAGAAGCTAAGTCAGATTGACGCTGCCGGCAGGAAGAACATAGGCGACGAGACGTGGGCATCCGCCAAAGATATTATGACGAGTCTCGGTGCAACGAGTAACGACGCTTTTCTGAAGGCGCTCGCTGAAACTGAGAATGCGGCTCAGATTTTCGCCGATCTGGCTGAAGACACGGACACATTGATTGAATTGCTGGGTAAGTCACCCTCAGCAATGGCAACGCGGATTGGACGCATGGACGCAAAGTTGAGTCAGCCTAAGACGCCGGTTGTGTCGAAGGCGCCGCCTCCGGCCCCTCGGGTTGGCGGCACGCAAGTTGTGCCGGAGCCGAGTGTTTATGACGAGAAGCTGAGTATGAGCGAGTGGGTGAAGCAGTTTGACAAGGAATACCCGCATTTGACGGGGCGTCGGCCGCTTCGTTAACGACTAAATCCGCGCTCGCCGGTTAACGCGAGCCAGTCCGGGGCTGTAACCCGTGTGACGTGCCTACCACTGCTGTCGTGTGGCTACTGTTCGTTCCGACGCAAGTGGCAATCCAAGTCCGCCAAGAACTCGTTTTGAGTGAGGCGGTCCTGTTTTGTCAGGCGATTGAGCCAAGCGCTCTCTCGCTGCATCTAAGGAACGCATTTCAGTGGCTAATACACTCCTTACTATTGACATGATCACTCGCATTGCCGTGCGTTTGTGGAAGAACACAAACGCCTTCATGCGGAACATTTCAACGCAATACGACGACCAATACGCCCGCACTGGCGCCAAGATTGGCTCGCAACTGCGCATTCGCCTCCCGGTGGACTTCGTTGTTGGCACTGGTCAGGCCGTGTCCTTCCAGGACGTGTCCGAGCAGTTCACCACCCTGACGCTTGCCACGCAGAACAACGTCGGCATGTCGTTCCCGCAGATTGACCTCACCTTGAAGGTTGATGACTTCGCTGAGCGCTACATTGCGCCAAGCGTGAACAACCTCTGCGGTAAGGTCGCGGTGGGCGTTATGTCCGGCGCTGAGGGCGGCGTTTGCAACTACGTGGACAACGAGTCGGCCGGTGCGCTGATTTCGCCGTCCAATATCACGATCCTGACCGCAAATGCGATCCTGCACACGCAGTCGGCGCCAGCGATGAACCACCGCCTGGTGGTTAATCCGTTCACCGATGCTCGTGTTGCCGGCTCCTTGGCTGGGCTGTTCAACCCGGCGACTGACATCAGCGAGCAGTATCGCTCCGGCTCGATGAAGAACGCCCTCGGCTTTGACTGGATGATGGACCAGACGGTCATCATGCACACGTCGGGCACCTTCTCGGCGGGTACCGTGTCGGGCGCGGGCCAGACTGGTACCACGATCACTACCAACGCCATCACTGGTACGCTGACCGCAGGTGATATCATCACCTTTGCTGGTGTGAACGGTGTGAACCGGATTGAAAAGCAGTCCTATGGGCAGCTTCGTCAGTTCGTGGTTCTGGCGAACGTGGCGAGTGGCGGCACTTCCATCAGTATCTATCCGGCACTGATTCCGGCCGCTGCTGGTGGTGTGAACGTGCAGTACCAGACGGTGGACGTATCGCCTGCCAACAGCGCAGCAATCACGCTGGTGTCGCCGGCTTCGACCACCTACCGCAAGAACATCGCCTTTGTGCCGGATACCGTCACGATGGCGACTGCGGATCTGGAAATTCCGCCGAACACTGAAGCGGCGCGTCATGAACTGGACGGCGTTTCGATGCTTATGACCCGGCAGTACATCATCGGGACTGGCCAGACTGGCACCCGCTTGGATGTGGTGTGGGGGGCGTTGTGGGTCCGACCAGAGTGGGCCTGCGTGATTGCGGATATCATTTGATACGTAGCCACAGGTTGCCCTTCTGAAGAAGTTATGGTAGCTTCTCCTTGTCCTTTATGGATTGGGAGAAGCTGTCATGACGCGCTCTACTTTGATTTCATTAGCCGGTGAAAAGTTTGGCCGGTGGCTTGTTCTTGAGTATGTCGGCGAAAAGCGTTGGCTCTGCCGGTGTGATTGCGGCGTCGAGAAGGCTGTTCATACGCGGCGCCTGCGCGGTGGAAGCAGTCAGAGTTGCGGTTGCTTGCAGAAAGCGCTTATTGCCGAACGCAATCAAAAACACGGATTTGTGGGTCATCCTGCTTATGTCAGTTGGGATGGCGCCAAGCGTCGGTGTTCGTCTACCGACCGAGCACATTACGGCGGGAAGGGCATTACGATGCACCCCGCGTGGTTCGATTTTAATGTCTTTTGGGCTGATATGGGGGCGTCCTGGCGAGAAGGATTGTCCATTGATCGTATCGATAATTCTAAGGGCTATGAGCCAGGTAACTGCAGATGGTCAACGCCGAAGGTGCAGTCAAACAATCGCACTAATTGCGTGATGGTTGATACTCCCAGCGGCCGTATGAACATTACACAAGCTTCAGAGAAGTACGGCATCAATCGGTGGACAATAGCTAGCCGGTTGAAATTGGGATGGTCGCATGCGGATGCGGTGACGGTCCCCGTGACTAAATTATCCACTGGTGGTCGATAGACCAGGAGTAACGATGTCCGCTACAATGCAAGTGCAGCCAGCCAATCTCTCTCGTGAGATGGCGATGAAGGCGCAGACAGACTTTATGATGCGCGGGGGCACCTATGAGATTGCCCTGGCTCAGCATATGGCCACAGGCCATGTGCAGAAGCAGTACGTGTACCGCGAGTATCCAAAGATGCTCTACCTCAATCCGCGCGAGATCGAGGAGGTGCGGCTTGTTGACACATGCGATGGGCGAAAGCTCGAAAGCCGCGAAAAGCGCACAGTATTCGATCAGTTCGTGGTCCATTCCGAAGAGGAAGAGGAGCGCGTGCTGGCTGGTGGCCGTTCCAGCGTTGAGCTGGAAGATGAGCGCCAGACACTGTTTGCACGCGCGCGAGCCTTGAACATCAAGGCCGATCCTGCGTGGTCCATTGTACGCCTGAAGCGTGAGATGGGCGACGTGATGGACGCTGCGCCAGGCAATGAGATGGCGAAGCTTGAGGCTGAGTTGACGAATCTGCGCAAGCTGGCGGCCATGCAGAAGGAAATCGAGGATCTGCGCGCGCAATTGGGCTCGACGGCTGATGATCCTGCAGATTTGCGGTCGCAGCTTACGACGTTGGGCGTGACGGTGGACAAGCGCTGGGGCACCGCGCGCCTGCGCGAGGAATTGGACCGCGCGACGGCCCCGTGATGGATGCGGACGAATTCCAGGCTCTTGTTGACTGGTGGCGCGCTGAAGAAGCGGCGCGTGCGCTTGAACGGCATGAGGAGCTTATGCGTCTAGCTGGACGCGCTGACGAATGTCCCTGACCACACCACAGGATGTGATTACGTTTGCCCTCAAAGCCATCGGCGTTATCGGCGTCGGGCAAACAGCGCTTGCTGAGGACAATAGCGACGCATTCTCTGCTCTTAACGCCATGTTGGGGCAGTGGAGCCGGCGCCGTTGGCTGATCTGGCACTTGCTTGATGAGTCAGTGCCGACCACCGGGCAGAAGACCTATACCGTGGGGCCCGGTGGGGATTTCAATGTGCCGCGGCCGGATCGGCTGGAGGCGGCCTACTTCGTGCAGCTCGTAAACAGCGAGCCCAATCAGGTGAGTTTCCCGCTCACGCTGCTGGAAAGCATGGAGGACTACGCGCAGATTGCACTGAAGGGCCTTGTTTCGTGGCCACAGGCGATTTTCTACGATCCCGCTATCCCGCTGGGCGTTGTCTACCCGATTCCGATCCCGCAGGCCGATAACTACCAGCTACACATCCTTATCAAGGACACGCTGGCGGCGTTCACGTCTTATTCGCAGGCGATCAATCTACCGCCTGAGTACTTTGAGGCGCTGTGGACCAATCTGGCTATCAGGTTGTGTGCGATTTATCCGGGTGCGGTTGCGGGGGATGAGGTTAAGGGGCTTGCGAAGGCGGCACTGACGACAATTCGCCAAGAGAACGCTGCGGTGCCTCGTCTGCGGATGCCGCCGATTTTGGTGCGGCCGCCTTTGTATAACATTTTCTCAGGCCAGACTTATTAGAGGTTCAGGAGTAACCAATGGCTACTACACCCGATTCCCTTGTTGTGACCGGCCCCGTCCTGCAGCAGGTCAGCGCTGACTCTCTCTATGTTACTCCACTTGGAGGCGCGCAGACAAAGCTACAGAGCCTGTTGAATGGTGGCACGGTGGCGGCCGGTGGCTTGCTGGTGAACTTCTCCAGTATCACGCCGGCAGGTTCTACCGCCGCCACGGCAACTGTCATTAACGCCGTGACCACACAGCTTGGCACAGCGGCCAGCACAACGGGCGCGGTGTTCCCGCCTGCTGGGCCGCTGGTTGGGCTCACGCCTCCGCTGTTGATCATCAATGACGGCACTGCGGCGATCCACGTTTATGCCAACGGCACTGATACCATCGATAATACGGCTGGCACGACCGGCGTGACGCTGACCAACGCGCATCGCTGCTTCTTTACGCCAGTGGCTGCTGGCAAGTGGTCGTCTGGGCCAGAAGGCGGCGTTACGTCGTAAGTGGCTGCGCACTCGCGCATTGCGTAAACATGTGCGCAATACTATATTCTGTATATGCGCACATCTTATATTTGCACCGGCTCGCGGTACGGTCGTTGGACGGTACTGGGCATTCACTCGCGAGGCCCAACTCGGCATATTTATTGGCTGTGTCGGTGCGAGTGCGGAGTAGAGCGAGCTGTTGTTGGTACTACCCTTACGAAGGGATCTTCTCTCTCGTGCGGTTGTCTGACAGTAGAAACTTCAAGGGCAAGACTCACTCGGCATGGAATGTCGGGAACGAAGCCCAGTATGATTTGGAGCACGATGCTCGCTCGCTGTTCCAATCCCTTGAACAAGGCGTTCAAGAATTATGGCGGCAGAGGAATAACGGTCTGTCCAGAATGGCGCGATTTTACGAACTTCTGGAAAGATATGGGGCCAACATATGCAGACGGCCTTTCGATAGAACGCAAAGACGTAAATGGGCATTATTGCCCAGAAAATTGCATCTGGATTCCGCGATCGGAGCAGGCGCGCAACCGGCGCCCTTCGTCGGAATGGGTATTTAAGCGATGCGCATTTCGCTCACCCAAAGTTCCTACTCCACCAGAAGCATAATAGCTTCTGCGCAAAGATGCGTTAATCTTTACGCGGAGAACGGGGCGCAGGGTTCCATCCTTGAGCTACAGGCCGCTAGCGGCGCCTCTCCATACGCCACTGGTGGCTCATCCTCAGTCGGCGCTCCCCGCACTTACTATCCTGCGCCGGGCTTGCGTCCGTTGGCTTCCCCGCCAACCGCAGGCCCCGCACGCGGGTTGTACTGGGCGAACTCCGGCCAGCTTTTCTACGTGTGCGGGACCAGCGTTTATATCGTCGCATCCAACTGGACGATGACCAACATTGGCTCGATCGCCTATCGCACAACGCCGGTTTCGATGGCCGATAATGGCACGGCGCTAGTGCTAGTTGATGGGACTACGGCGGGTTATCAGGTGCGTTTCGGTACCAGCACGCTTGTCCCTATCAGTGAATCAACCAACGCGCCAACTGTGAGCGGCGCTGTGTTCGCCTTTTATGGCGCCGATCGCGCCGACGTGCTGGATGGGTATTTGCTGTTCAATCAGCCTGGCACGCGAAATTTCTATTCGACCTACAACAACGAAGTCGTGTTTGACGCGCTCTTTTTCGCTGCAAAGAACGGCTACTCGGACAACCTGGTTGCTGTCGCGGTAACGCGCCGTGAGATCTGGCTGATTGGTCAGCGCACCACCGAAGTATGGTATGATGCTGGCGGCGCGGCTTTTCCGTTTCAGATTATTCCCGGCCCGTTTGTTCAGCATGGATGCGTGGCTAAGTATTCTATCGCTCAGGTTGATGGCTCCGTATTCTTTCTCTCGCAGGATCAGGCGGGACAGAACATCCTTCTGCGCACGCAGGGCAACGAAGTGGTGCGCACGTCGAACCATGCGATTGAGACCGAGTGGAGCACCTACGCGACTACGACAGATGCGGTTGGGTTTTGCTTTCAGCAGAACGGCCATCCTTTTTACCAGATCAATTTTCCGACTGCCGATAAGTCATGGCGCTACGATCAGTCTACGGATGAGTGGCATGAGCCTGTGTGGCTAGATGATGAAGGCGTTGAGCATCGCCATCGTGCCCAGGTTGCGGCGTTCGCGTACGGCGTAAACGTGGTTGCGGATTGGCAGACCGGCGATCTGTATGCGCTTGATCCGACTGTCTACACGGATGCTGGCGCCCCGATGTATTGGGAGCGCGGATGGCCGCACCTTATGAACGATGGAAAGCGCGTGCGCTATACGGCGTTCACTGCAGATATGGAGTGCGGGGATTATACGGGCTATCCGTGGATGCCGCGTCCTGATGCGCCTACTGGGCCGAGTGATATTGGCGATTTTATCATCGGGCTTAGTCCTATTGGTGGTGTGGCGCCGTTTATTCCGGACCAGCCTACGGCGCAGCTTTCCTGGAGCGATGATCGGGGCCGCACCTTTGGCAATCCGGTGCAGCAAACAGTCGGCGCTACTGGAAAGTATTTGACGCAGCCGAAGTGGAACCGCTTGGGAATGGCGCGAGACCGCGTGTTTAAGCTGTCTGGCACTGTGCCGGGTCCTATGGCGTTGAACGGGGCGTTTATTGAAGTGCAGGGATTGGCAACGTGAAGCGACTGCTGGCGGCATTGCTGGGGAGCTTGTGGGCCGTTTCTGCTTTTGCTCAGTCATCTCCTGGTTTTGTCCAGGGGCAAATCCCAAGTGCGCCGCAGTGGAACGGGTATTTCACCGGGAAGCTGGACGTTAATAACGGCTCGGCTACAGGGCTGACGCTGAATGGTGGCGCGTTCAGTGGGGCTTTGTCGGGAACGCCGACGATTACTGGATCATGGTTGTTCAATGCGGCACCTAATCTTGCCGCTGGCGCGACGTTGAGCGGTACGCTAGGGGGAAATCCTACGGCTAGTGGGTCTTGGAAGTTTGCGAGTCCGCTAGCAATCGGGATCTCCGGGACCAACAACACATTGACCGTTACGCCGGGGTTAGTCCCGACGCAGCCGATCGATCTGACCCAGAGCGGGACGGGGGGCGTTGTCATCGCGCCGGAGTTGTTCCTGACGGGCGCTGGCACGGGGCTATCGGTGACGAATGGTGCGACTGTGGGTGGTCAGTTCAGCATCACAGGCACGAACCCGCAGTTTCATATCAATCAGGCGGCCGGGAATTTTCGAACTATCAGTTGGGAGAGTAGCGCATCTCCTCGTTTCCAGTGCGGAGTGAACTCCGCTGCGGAAAGCGGTTCTAATGCGGGTAGTAATTTTACTTGCACGAACTTCTCTGACAGCGGATCAGTACTCAACAGTGGGTTCCTGACCTTCACTCGGGCGACTGGCCAAGTCGTGGTGAACACCTCCTTAGCAACAGGAACGCCGACAATTCTTTCGGGAGCGCAGACTTCGGCTCAGCAAAAAATCAGTGCCCTAGCGCAGTACTCTGGGTCGACACCGACGGCCTCCGCATGTATATACTGCTTCTCCATCAATGGCGATACTGTCGCTGCCCCGAATAACCTGGACCAGTTCTTTATCAATTCATCCTGGGGCGGTGCCGCTATGACGGGAGCGCGCGTAGGGTTAGACGTGACCTTCACGCAGGTAGCGTCCACTGGAAACTTTGGTGCTGGATTGAACCCGGTGCAGGTCGGAGAGGTCATCAATAGCGCCCTGAAATTCAATGAAGGAGGAACGGCGCTTACGACTGCCGGGGCATGGGGGCGCGGTACGGCCTTTGGTATACAAACGAAGCTATATACTGGGGCTACTTTTTGGAGCGGTATTGCCGGCATGGAGATC